ATAAAATCTATTCTGGTAAGGATAAAGAGTTTGAGAGTGCTATTTGTATAAGCACATGGCAATCCATTTATAAAATGCCACCCGCTTGGTTTGATCAGTTTGGTATGATCTTAGGTGATGAGTGCCACGGTTTTAAATCTAAATCACTTACTAATATTATGAACAAATGTAAACTAGCAGAATATCGCTATGGTACTACTGGCACACTTGATGGAACACAAACACATCAATTGGTATTAGAGGGTCTTTTTGGAAAAGTAATGAAAGTCACAACGACTAGAACTTTACAAGATAATCAAACTCTTGCTGATTTAGAAATTCTTATGATTCAACTACAGTATAGTGAAGAAATAAAAAAGCAAATGGTCGGTCTACAATATCAGGATGAAATAGACTACATTGTAAAATATGAACAAAGAAATAAATTTATAAGAAATCTTGCTCTGGATCAAAAAGGTAATACTTTAGTTTTATTTCAGTTTGTAGAGAAGCATGGAAAGCCTCTTTTTGAGCTGATAAATAGTAAGGCTAAAGAAGGAAGAAAAGTATTTTTTGTAAGTGGTGCTACAGAAACATCTGATAGGGAAGCTATTAGAAAAATAACAGAGGGTCAGAAAGATGCTATCATCGTCGCTAGTCTTGGTACTTTTAGTACTGGTATTAACATACGGAACTTGCATAATATCATATTTGCTTCTCCGTCAAAATCCCAGATCAAAGTTCTCCAGTCTATTGGGAGGGGATTACGGAAATCAGAGGATGGAACGACTACTAAACTCTATGACATATCGGATGATTTCCAGCACAAATCAAGAAAAAACTATGCGCTCCTTCACAGCGAAGAAAGATTAAAGATTTATAAAAAAGAAAAGTTTAAATTTAAATTTTACAAGGTTTCAATATGATCGATATAAACAATGTTAAACAATTAAAAATAGCAGACGGTTCTGAAATTATTTGTGAAATAATGGAAGAGCTTGAAGAAGATATTGTTGTAAGAGGTGCTTTTAGAATAGCCAGAGTAGATTTGGATAACGAAAGAAGTTATTATATGTTTAAGCCATGGATGACTTATGTTGAAGAATCAGATCATTTTATAACAATTAATCTATATCATCTAATAGCAGCTACTGTACCATCTAAAGATATTTTGGATCAGTATGAGAATGCTATAGAAAAAATCAGTGAAGCAGTATCAGAAAGAAATGATAGTCTTGATGATACATCAGAAGAAAAAATAAAAGAAAAATTAAGTTTAACAAATGATTCAGAAGTTGATAATGTACTTAAGTTTAACTTTATTGATAAAACTAAGCTTCATTAGTATTCCCTATCCTCAACTAACTACTCTTTTATTATATACTAGATTCGTGCAACTGTAAACCAAAAAGTGATGCGATAACAATAAAAATAGTTGTTTACATCTATTGTTAATTAGTTTATAATATATATGTAAAAGGTTTATATTTATGGCAAAAGCAAAAAAAACAAAAAACATACACTACATTAATAATTCAGAATTTTCATTGGCTATCGTGGAATATGTAAAAGAAGTTACAATAGCTAAAGAAACCGAAGAAAAACTTCCAGTGGTACCTGACTATATTGCTCGTAGTTTTCTTCAGATAGCAGAAAATTTATCTCATAAGTCCAATTTTATTCGGTATACATATCGAGAAGAAATGGTTATGGATGCGGTAGAAAATTGTTTGAAAGCTATAGAAAATTATAATATTAATGCTACAACTAGAACAGGTAAGCCAAATGCCTTTGCTTATTTTACTCAGATCATTTGGTATGCTTTCTTGCGTAGAATTACTAAAGAAAAGAAACAGCAAGAGATTAAAGAAAAATATTTAGCACAATCTGGAATCGATGCTTTTCTTGTTACAGAACTTGGTACTGATGATGCATCATCTCAAGTAGCTAACCACTTTATTGATACACTTAAAGATAGAATTGATAAAGTAAAAGCTTATGATACAGAAATTAAAACTTTTTCAAAAGAAACAAAGAATAGAAAGAAAAGAGCCGTTAACGTAGATTCAGATCTATCTGACTTTTTGGAATAATATATAATGAAAATAGCAGTATTGAATGATACTCACTGTGGTATCAGAAATAGCTCTGATGTGTTTTTAAATAACGCAGCAGATTTTTATGAAAACATCTTTTTCCCGTATTGTAAAGAACATGATATTAAGCAAATTATTCATCTTGGTGATTATTATGATAATCGTAAGTTTATTAATTTCAGAGCTTTAAATCACAACCGTAAACATTTTCTGTCACATCTTCGTGACTATGGAATGTCTATGGATATTATACCTGGTAACCATGATACCTACTATAAGAATACAAATGATTTAAATAGCCTAAAAGAACTCTTAGGTCATTTTATGAACGAAATTAATATTATTATGGAACCTCGTGTTCTGGAATATGATTCTCTTAAGATAGCAATGTTACCTTGGATCACTCAAGAAAATCACGATAAGTCTATGGAGTTTATTAAGAACTGTAAAGCAGACTGGTTAGGTGGTCATCTTGAATTAAGTGGATTTGAGATGATGAGAGGCATAGAAAATAAACATGGTATGGATCATAAACTTTTCTCACGTTTTGAGAAAGTTTTATCTGGTCATTTTCACACTAAATCAGTAAAAGATAATATTACATATCTAGGCACGCAGATGGAATTCTTTTGGTCTGATGCTCATGATAATAAACATTTCCACGTAATAGATACAGAGACTCGTGAAATGGAAGCGATTAGAAATCCATATACACTATATGAAAAGATTGTGTATGATGATTCAAGACAAAGTTATTCAGACTTTAATGTAGAACATTTAGATCATAAATTTGTAAAAATAGTTGTAATTAATAAGTCTGACCTCTTTACATTTGATCGTTTAGTTGATAGAATACAGAATAGAAAGATTCATGAACTAAAGATTGCAGAAAACTTTAATGAGTTTATTGGAGAGAATGTCGAAGATGAAAGTATATCAATGGAAGATACTGAAATTCTATTAGATAGTTATGTCGATGCAGTTGACACGGATCTGGATAAAGATAAAATAAAAGTAAATATGAGGAAACTTCTTACAGAAGCACAATCAATGGAAATAGTTTAGTGCCCAAACAAGAAAGAATACACTGCCTATCTAAAAAATGGGAAAAAGCTTATAAGAAAGCAGCCAAGAAAAAAGATAGACAGAAATCTAAGAAACAAATAAGGCAAAAAGAATGATTATTTTTAAATCTATTCGATATAAAAACTTTTTATCGACTGGTAATAATTGGACAACTATTAGTCTTAACAGAACAAAATCAACTCTTATAGTAGGTCAAAACGGAGCAGGAAAGTCAACTATTCTTGATGCTCTTTCATTTGGTCTTTTTGGTAAACCTCACCGCAATATCAATAAGCCTCAACTAGTTAACACTATCAATAATAAAGATAGTATTGTAGAGGTTGAGTTTATTATAGGCAAATCACTCTTTAAGGTTGTTCGTGGTATAAAACCACAGATATTTGAAATATGGAAAAACGGCGAGATGATTAATCAATCTTCTCATGCCAAAGAGTACCAGAAGGTCCTTGAGCAAAATATTATTAAGCTAAATCATAAAAGCTTTCATCAAATTGTTGTGTTAGGTTCTTCATCTTTTATTCCTTTTATGCAACTACCGGCACAGCATAGAAGAGATGTTATTGAGGATCTTCTGGACATTAATGTGTTTTCAAAGATGAATACTTTGATAAAAGAAAAGAATAGCACACTAAAAGAAAAGCTGAAAGATAATGCATATCAGCTTGACATTCTAAAGAATAAACTAGAGTCTCAAAGAAAATATATTAGAGATATTACACAGATTAATGAGGATGAGATTAATGATAAAAAGAAAAAAATCTCAGAGGTCGAAAGTGAAATCAAGCAATTACATAATAGTAATGCCGAATGTAGCGCTTTTAATGAAGCAAATGCCGAAGAGGTATCAAAGCAACTTAAAGAGGCGAATAATAAAAAACAAATCATTTTACAAGATAAGGCCAATGCAACATCAGAAATTAAAACAATCGTTGGCGATTCTAAATTTTATGAACAAAATGACACCTGTCCGACCTGTTCACAAGAAATCGAACCAGATTTTAAAAAGAGGAAAATACACGAATGTAAGCAAAAGGCACTACAGACTAAAGAAACCCTTGAAAGAATACAATTCGAGGCTAATGATGTAGCAACTTTAATAGATGAGTGGAACAATAAGGCTGAGGAAGTTAAAGATAATAATAATTTAATTAATACTAATAATAAACTTATAAGCTCGCATCAAAAACAGATAGATGGTTTGAATTTAGATATACAGAGACTTAGCTCCAGAGAAGGTGATATAGGAGAAGCTAACGAAGAACTTCATACTATGAATGAAGAAAGAAACGAGTTAATGGAGCACAAATTAACTCTTAATGAAGAATATTCATATAATACTGTTATGGCTGAAATGTTAAAAGATACGGGTATTAAAACAAAAGTCATTAAACAATACATTCCCGTAATCAATAAATTAGTAAATCAATATCTTCAAGTTCTTGATTTCTTTGTACATTTTAATTTAGATGAAAGCTTTCAAGAAACTATTAGGTCCCGTCATAGAGATGCCTTCTCATATGATTCTTTCTCAGAGGGAGAGAAGCAAAGAATTGATCTGGCTCTATTGTTTACTTGGCGCATGATTGCTAAGATGAAAAATTCTGTAGCCACTAATTTACTCATATTAGATGAAACCTTTGATTCATCTTTGGATCATGATGGTGTTGATAATCTAATGAAAATTTTACATACTCTTGATGATAATACAAATGTGTTCGTAATCTCTCATAAAGGAGAAATACTTGATGGAAAATTTGAAGAAAAGCTGGAGTTTAAAAAAGAAAAAAACTTTAGTAAGATGGTGGCATAATGCCTAATATCAAAATAACAACAGAACCTACAGGTAGAAGCCCAGAAAATAAATATTTCTTTGGCTCTAAAACAAAATATCTTGATCTTGATCGACCCAAGTATAATAAAATAGGTAATGAAGAAGATTATAAAGTAATGCATATGCGTATGGATCTAATGGATTATTCGCATAATCTTGTTTTCTATGCAGCAGGGATGTGCTTTCGTGTAGAGACTAATGATGATAGACATGCCCAGTTTGTCCGTAATATGTTTCCAGTAGTAGATAATCCTTTACAATATACTGCTGATTGGACAATTATTCATAATACTGAAATGGTAGTAGACGAGCCATATATTTATGTACATTTAGATGAATGTGTTATGTTAATTGGTGGTACTACATTTCTTGGTGAAATTAAAAAAGGCGTATTTAGTATCATAAGTTTTGAATTACCAGTAAACGGTACTTTGCCTATGCATTGTAGTGCTTTTACTTATGATAATACAACTAATCTAATGTTTGGATTAAGCGGTACAGGTAAGACCACATTAAGTAGTGATCCAGATTATAAACTAATTAGTGATGATGAAGTTTATTGGGCTCAAGATGGTATTCGTATGGTAGAAACGGGTTGCTATGCTAAGAGTGAAGGTCTTAGCCCAGAGACACATCCTACAATCTTTTATGCAGTCGAAGATGCTAGAAATAAAGACTGTCTGGTAGTAGAAAATCCAGGTGTTCCAAATGCCAGATTAAGTTATCCAATCACTTCGGTTGAGAATGCATATCATGGAAATAAAGATTTTACTCATCCAGATAATATATTTTTCTTAACCATGGATGTAACTGGAAAGTTTCCAGCGGTAAGTAAAATTACAAACGGTACTATTAAGAGATTCTTTGAGACTGGTTATACAAGCCAGATGCCAGGAACTGAAGCCGGTACTAATGAAATTAAGAAAATATTTAGCCCCTGTTATGGTTCGCCATTTATGCCTAGAAAGGTGAGTGAATATAGTGATCTTCTAATGCAGAAGATACACGCAAATAACTGTAATGTATATTTAATAAACACTGGAATGGATAAATCTGGCAATAGACACGGTCTTGATTTTACTCGGCAGTGTGTAAAATCTGCAATTAAAAATGATGATATAGCTGACGATAGTAAAGCTTGTTTAGAAATATTAGAAGAATTGATAAATTAATGTGTTTACAATAACAGCAATATATGATATAATTAACTATATATTTTATGAAACGGAGAAATAGATATAATGGAACTTAGTGACTCTACACTTTCAATTTTAAAGAATTATGCTTCGGTAAATTCTAATCTAGTTATTAATGAAGGTAGTACGCTTCAGACTATTTCTGAAGCAAAGAATATTCTTTCAAAAGCAGAGATTAAGGAAAGCTTTCCAAAAACATTTGGAGTTTACGATCTAAATGAATTTCTAGGTGTTTTAGGTTTAGTTGACTCACCTCGTCTTAACTTTGAAGAAAATTATGTTATCATTGGTGATTCTACTGGTAGATCAAAAGTAAAGTATTTTTATTCTGATACCGAAATGCTTACAACACCATCTAAGGAAGTAAAGATGCCAGATACTGATGTAAGATTTACTCTTGATGGAGATACTCTTGGTAAAGTTAAGCGAGCAGCTTCAGCTCTCGGTCATAGTGAACTTCATGTCTCACCTAGCGGATCCGCAGTAAGTTTAACTGTTACATCCTCCGAAAATTCTACAGCAAATAGTTTCTCTATTGATGTGGAAGGTAGTTCATCCAGTGATAAATACAACTTTATCTTTAATATCTCTAATTTAAAGATTGACCAAGGAGATTATGAAGTAGAGATTTCTTCAAAATTAATTTCAAAATTTACTAACTCAGCGAGTGATCTTATGTATTGGATTGCTCTTGAAAAGACATCAACATACGGAGAATAATAAATGTCTGATAATGAAGATACAAAACGTGCAATGGAACTATTAAATCAAGTTTCTCGTAGCTCTATTGCTATTATTGATACTATCACTCAACGTGGTGGTTTTCGAGGTGAAGAACTTTCCACTATTGGTAATTTGCGTGACCAATGTACACAGGGTGTGCAAATCGTAGAAAGCTGGAAGCAAGAACAAGCTGAAGATTAATTCTTAAGGATAAAACTATATTATGAATAATGATTTTTTATGGGTGGAAAAATATCGCCCAGCGACTATTGAAGATACTATCCTAACACCTAATCTAAAAACAATTTTTAAGAATATTATCAAGACTGGAGAGCTGCCAAATATGCTCTTTTCTGGTACTGCCGGTCTTGGTAAGACAACCGTAGCCAAAGCGTTATGTAACGAATTGGATCTTGATTATATTTTGGTTAACGGTTCAGAAGAAGGTAATATTGATACTCTTAGAACTAAGATTAAACAATTTGCGTCTTCTGTTTCCCTGCAAGGTGGGTATAAAGTAGTTATTCTTGATGAGGCTGATTACTTAAATCCCCAGAGCACCCAACCTGCCTTGCGGGGTTTTATAGAAGAATTTTCTAATAACTGTAGATTTATTCTTACCTGTAATTTTAAAAATAGAATTATTGAACCACTTCATTCACGGTGTTCTGTGTATGAATTCAATACTTCTAAAAAAGATATGGCACCACTAGCTGCTCAAATGATGGCTAGACTTCAGAATATTCTTAAATCTGAGAATGTAGAATTTGAGAATAAAGTTCTTGCTGAACTTATTATGAAATATGGCCCAGACTGGCGGCGTATTTTAAATGAAGCGCAAAGATATTCTATTGGTGGTAAGATTGACTCTGGTATTCTTGTTAATATTGGAGACCAATCTTTTAAGAGTCTTATGGATTTTCTAAAAGCAAAAGATTTTAAGAAAATGCGTTCATGGGTAGTAAATAATATTGATACCGATGCGTCTTCTATCTTTAGAGGAATCTATGATAGAATGTCTGATTCTGTGAAACCACAATCTATTCCTCAAGTCGTTCTCATTCTAGCCGACTATCAATATAAGAATGCATTTGTAGCAGATCACGAACTTAATGTTGTGGCTTGTATGACAGAACTTATGGCAAATGTGGAGTTTCAATGAATACAGAAATTATAATTTATAATATTATCTTTTGGTTTTCATATTATTGGATATGTTCTTTACCAGAACGTGTAATTCAAAAACAAATAGATGGAGCTAAAGATGTCTAATTCAATTATTTTCGACTTTGAAACATTATCTACAAATAGATATAATTGTGTTGTGGTTTCGTTAGCTGCTCTTAAGTTTTCAGAAGATAATTTTACCACTGAAAATGGATATTCATTTGA